TGTGGCGGCAACCTCATCCTCCCGAAGACGCAGGGCAATGGTATCCAGGTCGATACGGCGGCGCCGACCTTCCCGTGGGGCGACATCATCGGGCAGATAGTCAGTCGGGGCACCGGACCTACGGACCCTGGGTGGGTGACCTATCAAGGCAACATCAAGCAATACGAGTTCCACGCTGGGGATGAGGTGTGGATAACCTTCCACATCCCACACGACTACAAGATGGGTTCGGACCTCTATGTCCATGCTCACTGGTCGCACACCTCCGGCACGGTTACGACGGGCAGCGCCGTGTTCGGCTTCGAGAGCACCTACGCTAAGGGCTACAACCAGGCGCAGTTCCCAACCGCCGTCACGACCACGGCGACGCAGGCAGCAGCCACTGGTGCCACGGGGGCGTATCGGCATCTCATCGCCGAGACGCAGCTCAGCACTCCTGGTGGGAGCGCATCCCTGCTGGACACGAACCTTCTTGAGCCGGACGGGCTCGTCATCGTGCGGGTCTATCTAAGCAGCGAGACCATCGATGGCGGCGTCTCATCCGTGTTCATTCACACGGCCGACTTGCATTACCAGACGACCAACATCGGCACGAAGCAGAAGAACGGTCCGGCGTTCTGGACCTAACATCTAAGGACACTCACAATGGCTCTCATCACTCCGCTCACTCTCGACAACGGGCTCACGGCTCCGGCGGCATACGCTCGCATCAAGGAATACACCGGGAACAAGTTCGGCATCGCCGCATTCGTCGAGTTCTACTCCTCGCAGGCCGCTCGAGAGGCGACGCTTCCGGTGGTGCTCGAGCGCCGCTTCATTCTCAGCGGCACTCCAACCGGCGAGGTTCTGCCGTGGTTGTATGCTGAGCTCCGGTCCTTCGAGGACTTCAAGACGGCGGTTGATGCCTAACGGGAGACGACAATGGCTTCACTAGTTCTAACCGACACCGTCGCAACGGATGTTGGCACCCCGAGCACCGGTAAGACGACGCTATTCATCGATGCGGACACGCTGAAGATGAAGACCTCGACCGGGACCGTCATTCCGGTCGGCGTCAGCACGCCTGCTGGCCTCGGCTTCGGCGAGATACAATACAATGTTAGCGGTGCTCTGGATGCTAACAATAACTTCGTCTATGACCCAGTCTATGGCTTCACCATCGGTCAGTCCTATAGCAACCCGCTAATGGCTATCGGCGGCACGGTTGGCAGTGGCGCTGAGTTCAGCATCACGCACTGGCCATACAGCGATGCCGTCTTCTTCCTCTCACCAGGCGGTGCGCTGGACCTCACCGGCACGAACCAGGTCAAGTTCCCGGCGGTGCTCTCGCTGCCCGAGACCGGCGCCAGTCCGGCAATGGGTGTCGTGACGCTGGTTGGTGGAACCGCCACGGTCAGTCACGCGAGCGTCACGGCGAGCAGTCGCATTCTGCTCACCACGCAGGTGCCAGACGGCACCGTTGGAACTCCCTACATCAGCGCGCGCGTTGATGCGACCTCATTCACCATCACCTCAACCTCGGGCACTGACACCTCAACCGTCGCCTGGGTTCTGCTCTCACCGCTCTAACCGGAGAACACAATGGCTCTTCTTCTGAACATCAGCACTCCGTTCGGTCTGGCGCTGCCGACCGCCTATGCCAAGGTCCAAGCATTCGCCGGTGACCGAACCACGCTGGATGTATCGGTGGCGTGGTTCGTCTCGCAGGCGGCACGCGCCGCCGACAAGCGCCCACTGCAGGTTCAGCGCGTGACGATGCCGACGCCGACCGGTGACCTGCTCACCGGCATCTACACGCACCTGAAGAGCCGCGCTGACTTCGCTGGCGCCGTGGATGCGTGATGGACCTGAACAAGCGACGCACCGACGGTGCGGACTATGTCGAGCGCGTTGTTGCGCTCGAGGTCAATGTTGATAATGTTAAGGATGCCGTGCTGACGCTGGCGGATGACCTGCGCACTCACATCGCCGACGAGCAGTCATCCATCGAGATGGTCAATGTTGCCATCGAGCGGCTCGCAACCACGGCGGAGCAGCACTCGACCACGATGGCGAAGATGGCAACCTCGCTGGAGGCCATCGCGGCGCACAACGCTCGTGTCAGCGTGCTCGAGGCCACGAGCGCCGTCACCGAGAACCGCCTGACGGGACTGGACGGGCGCGTTGATGAGGTCGAGGATGATGTTATCGGCCTGAAGCTGGAGCGCTCGTTCCTCGTCAAGGCCGTCGTCGTCATCAGCACGCTCATCGGCGCCGGATGGAGCGTCTTCACATTCTTCTACAGAGGTTAATGATGACCATCAAGCGCACAACCAAGGGCTATCAGGTTAAGAGCGAGGGCGGCAAGAACCTTAGTCGCCCGAACCTTACGAAGCCGCAGGCGGAGAAGCGCCTGAAGCAGGTGGAATACTTCAAGGCGAAGGGGAAGTGATGGACCTCACCGGACTTGGCTCTCTGTTCGACTTCGGAAGCAAGGTCATTGACCGAGTAATTCCGGACCCAGCGCAGAAGTTAGCCGCGCAGCAGAAGCTAATGGAGCTCACCGTCTCCAAGGACCTCGCGGTGATGGCGAATGATGCGGCGCTGACGAAGGCGCAGACGGACATCAACACTGAGGAGGCGAAGTCCTCATCGCTGTTCGTTAGTGGATGGCGGCCATCCGTGGGGTGGGTATGTTCAGCGGCGCTGCTGTATCAGTATCTGCTTCGACCCATCGGCACGGCAGCCTACATTGGCTATACGGGGCACGCGCCAGCGGTGACGCTGCCTGGCATCGATGACAACCTGTGGCAGCTGCTCACCGGGATGCTCGGACTTGGAGCAATGCGCTCCTGGGACAAGAAGAACGGCACCGCGCGCTAGAACGGACCCAGCGAGCACTCTCCGCGAAGAGGCTCTGGCATCTCCATAAGCCAGGTCTCCTTCCAGTCCTCGAACTGGTCCAGGCAGGCGTAGTATGCGGGCTTGTTCGTCCAGTCCTCTCGAACCACCTGCGTCCAGAACTGCTGAATGACGCTGAGCCACGCCGTTCGGTCGTGCCGAGCGTTGCCGCAGCGCTGAATGAATTCTTCGGTAGTCATCAGATGTAGGCGGCGACCATCGCCTGAATGGCGGGGTTCGTGGAGGAGCGAAGCATTCCACGGAAGGCATCGCCAATACCAACCTTCTCGAGCATTATCGGGAAGAACTTCGCCATCTGGGCGCCAAGCGCACCCTGCGTGTGACTGACGACGGTCTCCTCGAGGTCCTTCAGGTTCAGGTAGCCATAGAGCTTCGTGCCATACTGCGAGTGCGCCTGCCTCATCAGCTTCTCGGCTTCATGGTCCGACATCGTGCCGTCATTGACCAGGAGTGCGATGGGCACCGAGTTCGGCGGGGTGGTAAGACCAACGAACAGGACGGCATTCGCTCCGTTCTTAACGCAGTGCTCCCAGGAGCCTCCCTCAAGGTGCGTCACAGCCAGAACAGGCTGCTTCGTGCTCAGCTTCAGAGCGGCGTTGATGCGTGCTTGCTTACCCATGACGGTTCCTTATTGAGCTGTTCAGAGACCGACGACCATCGGCAGCGGAGCACTGCCAGGCGTCGGACGAACCGTGAAGCCGAACTTGCCCTCGGCGAAGGTGCTCATGAACATCACGGCGCTGACATTGCCATCGATGATGAGCTGAGAGGTTACACCTTGGTTCGTCTGAACCTTGGCGCAGGTCTTGGCTTCTGCGCCATTGGCACGAAGGAACTTCTGAACCCGAGCGGCGGGAGCATTGATGTGGAAGATGTAGGAGTTCATTCAGGGTTCCTTCAGGTCTGTGTCGATATAGGTATAATAACACGCCCTTCGCAGAAGTGCGTGCTTCACATGTAACGCCGACCCCTCAGCCTGGAACTCTGTAACGACCGAACCGAAGCTCGCCGTCCTGATGCTTCAGCTCCTGCTCCGTTGTCTGCTCCTCGACGAGGAGCTCCTCATCGACCTCGCCCTCGATGGACTTCAGGAATTCAATGAACTTCACTGGCAGTACAAGGTCCATCATGTCCTCCGCACAATATCAAGGTTCTTCTGCGCCTGCTCGAGCATCGTAACAATGTCAGGTGGAACGAAGAACTTCGCGCGCTCGATGAGCTCCATCGCGTTCGAGAGCGCCACTCGTCGAGCCTCGAAGGCCGCTGCTCGTCCAGCGCCGATGTTCGCGCACTCCGCTGGGGACTTCTTGGCGCCTATCTTCGTGAGCGCTATCTTCTCGCCACGGGTCAGTGGCGTATCCGAGGCCTGCTTCGCGAGCAGGTCACTGAGCTGGTGCTTCTTCATTGGTTCTTCCTGGTTGCGTGAAGACGACCCTTCACGGCATCAATGGTTACCTCAAGCAGGGCGTCGTCCTGCAGCATCATGTCACGCGAGAGCTTCTTCGGCGAGATGCCGCTCGCGTCCGTGAGCTCGCAGCACACTGGTATCAGGTTCTTCTTCTGCTGAACGCATAGGAACGAGTAGGTTCGACCGATGACCGGCTCAAGACTGACCAGATGCCAGTTCTTCGGCATCAGCGTGCGTGGAATACCCTCATTCGGATACTCGAACACATTGCGCTCAAGGAAGGTCACCGTCAGCGGCCGCAGCGGCTGACCCGTCTCGATGGCGCTCAGCAGAAGCGAGTGCCCAGCCGGAGTGAGCGGAACGGTCGCCTCGAAGAGCGGCGCCAGAGGGTCAGCTTCAGCCTCAGCTTGGACCTCCATCAGCGCGATATCTCGAAGAAGGTTCTGGTTCGCCTGCTGAATGGCCTCGAAGTGCCGCAGCAGAAGGGCGTTGATGTCCATGGGTGCTCCTCAGAAGCGCAGGGTTGTTCGGCGAAGTCGAGCAGAGGGCGTCGTAACCAGCTTGCCGCACTTCCTGTTGATGTTCGCCTGCTCCTCAGGCGTCGGCGGTTCGATGAGCTTCAGCTGCTCAAGGTGCTGATAGAACTCCAGGTCGTTCCACGGACTTGTGCTACCGTGATAGCGTCGAACCGAGGCCATGTGCGTGAGCCCATACATGAAGCTTGCCGTCGCCTCATCGGTTCGAGCAAGATACTTGACCTCGTAGGTCTTCGCGTTCCCGAGTGGATGCACCAGCGCGACATAGAACTCATCCTGAAGCTCAATGTTGCTCGCCTCAGCCGCCACTCGCCAGGTCTTCCCAGTTGGGAAGATGCGTCCAGATGGAATGAGCTCGTGACAGGTGCAATTCTTCATCATTCGCACGAACAGGAAGTTCAGCCTATCGTGCTTGTAGAGGTCATTCGGTGTTGGTTCGGGTCTTATTGGGTTAGTTCTCATTGGTTCTCCTTGTTGATGTGTCTATACTAACACGCCGCTTCTGTATGTATCTGTTCTATCACGGTTCGATGAGTGCTTATTCGAGGTCGAGAGGAAGTCCTTCATCTCTTAACACAATACCAATACAATACCTTAGTGTATCACAAGTCAGGAGCTGACAACAACCGTGAAGCCTGCGCGCTGTTCTATGAACGCCTGCAACGCATTCGTATCAACCTCTCTGTCCGTCGCCCAGCCGTCGTGAATGAGGAAGAACCTGAAGCCGTTCGTCTTCAGGTAGTCTCGGACGGCGCCCATCACTCGTCGCTCCAGGTCGAAGTAGAGGCACCACTTGCGCTTGCTGCTTAGCGGCTTCTTGCGCTCTCTGCCGGTCTTCTTAGACACGGTGGTAATAACGGGCAGAGATGGCTCTATCGCATCCCAGCAGGTCTTGATATCGTTCTTCAGCCGTGTCAGACGCTCATCGGCTCGAAGGGCGCGAATGCCGCGCAGGTTCCCATCCAGCACATGATACAGCGCGAAGTCTCGGTTCGCACCTAGTCGAGCGCCGCAGAACATCGCATTAATGGTGACCTTCGCGTCGTGATGGTCCTCTATCTCGCCGACCGTCTGCACATGCCGCCGGAAGTTGGACTTGTTCTGAAGGTAATCCATCAGACCGAACAGGTATTCGTCCATTCCGAGGTGCTGCGCATGCTGAAGAATGAGGGTCGGGGCGCAGGATGCGATGTCGTAGTGATGCGTCAGTCCAGCGTCAGCCAGAACATCGGTTCGAATGTCTGAACCCACATTCTGGAGTGGGTGCCACCAGCGACTGGCTCGATCCTTGTAGGAGAAGTTCAGCGTTCTGAGGTCCTTCTCGAATTCTCGCTGGACCCAGGCGGTGGCAACTTCCTTATCGAATAGATGAAGATAGTTCAGGCAGGGCTGAGCAGGAGTGGGCGGAAGGACTTGTGTATCACTATGGTATTGTATTGGTATTGTGTTAGGAGATGAAGGACTAATGTTCTTGGACCTTAGGGTCTTGGACGCATGCGTCTTCAGGACATCCTTCTCCATCAGAACGGCTCGAAGGGTTATCGCTCCCTCCTCGTTCAGCAGGTATTCCTTGACCTTGCCGTTGTCCATGCTGTAGTGGTTGTTCGTGCAGATGAGCAGCCTATCTCGAAGCCAGCGACTGAGCTGGCTGCTTGCCGGCCCGAAGTGCTTATTGATGAGGTCGCGTGACAACCCCTTCGGCTTCGTCAGCGAGACGAATGCTCGACAGAAGCCATAGGCGTTCCAGAGGCGCTTCAGACAGCGCGGGTCATCGAAGTTCGGTTCGTAGGTCATCGCTCTTCCTATTGTGGTAACTCCGCTGCCAGACGGAGGTGCTCTGATAGAAGGCGTCGGCCCACATGGAAGAGGGTGACATTGCATCACTGAAGCCTGGCAGCATTGCCGACGACTTCTATCAGAGCACGATGTATCGTATCACTCGTATGTATCGTCCTGGACCCAAGTCTCGGTTCAATTCTTCCGAACTTCTTCTAGGTTCGGCGCTTAGAGTGCTCGTGGGTATCTCCGTCTTCAGCCCGTCAGGCACCGTATTCCTGCGATGCGTTCCGCTCAGCAGGCGAGCGCAGGTGACTGAGTTCCGCTTCGCCTGAGTGCGCCCTGTTCAGTCAGCACCCGGCCGGCGAATGAAGGTCTTGATGACCCAGCAGGCATCCTGCAGTCTGAGGTCCTCGCGTTATGAAGACAGCCTGAGGTCCTCGAACAGCTCTCACAGGGCAGCGAGGTTCATCTTCAGCTTCGCCAAGAGCTCTTCGGTCTTCTTGATATCCCTCTCGAGGTCCTCGCGTTGTGAAGATCTGAACCCATCGACCGACAGGTGCTTCGCTTCTTCGCATCGCAGGGTCTGATAGGTGTGCCAGAATGGCAGGTTCGTCTTATCAACGAGCCAGCTATGCTTCTCTGTATCATAGATGAGCCTCTCAACCTTCGCTGCGATGAACTTGCCAGACTTCTGACGAGTGATGCTAGTGATGCGTATCGCTGCCTTGTAGATCATGGCATAGAGGTCACGACCAAGGAAGCAGTCACCAACTTCCAAGTTGGCTTCAAGGTCTGTTCGCTTCTTCTCTGTGCGAGCGGCGACTGCCTCCGGCCCCAGATAGGCACGGCTCTGTTCGGCCATCCACGCGTAGTATTCCTCGGCTTGTTCGTTAGACAGGTTATTGAGCTGCCCGTCTGTCATTGTGCTGAAGTCCGTCATTGTGGTTCTCCAATGTTCGCCGTCATCTTGACGACAGCACAATCTTAACACGCCCCGCCATAAGGTGGGTTAGTTACATCTAGGACGAGCGGTTACACTTCGACCTAGGAATACCGAGCCTCTTCCCCGAAGTTCTTCCGCTTGGCCACATAGATACTACTATGACACTGCACTGCATCAGCACCGAGAACGGCTTCTTCCTCATTCACAATGAGCAGGCGTTCTACCGAACCGAGGAGCCCTACGCCCTCGCTCTGGGCAAGGACCTGCGCTCCGTCAAGAAGCGCGGCATCATCCTCAAGAATGTGCTCCCGCTGGAGAGCCGCATCACGAGGCACTCCGTTCAGAACCTCACGGAGCGCGCCATTCGACGCAAGCGGTTCCTGAACGCTGGCTTCCGCCTGACGCCGCCACGGACTTGGACCGAGGAGAACCATCAGCGCCTGAACTCCATTCTTGCGCAGACGAAGAACGAGGAGATGCTGGACCTGTTGCTTGTCCTGCTGCTGAACGAGCTGCCCATTCGGTTCGCCATTAACCCGAACGCAACTCGAACGCTGGGCGTGAAGCTTGTTGAGCTTGCGGGTCGCCTGAACCACCCATTCACACCCATCACCTCGGCAATGAAGATAATTCGGCAGAAGGTTCCGCAGTGGCCGGACCTGAACGCCATCACCGGAGAACCCCATGATACGCTCAAGGCCAACCCCATCAAGTGACGCTGCTGACTGGCTTCAGGAGGCCCTCGTCCATCTCAGCGAGGACTGCTGGGTCGATGACGACGAGATACAAGAATGGGTGCAGGAGGCGCTGCGTCTGTGCTCAGCGTCAGCGAACTTCAGCGCCACGCCAGCCGTGAGCACCGTAGCGGCAATGCTCGAGAAGCGCGTGCAGCAGCTCTTGACGCCGAACTACGCGGCGTATCTCGTCATCGTGATGCCGTGAGAGCCATCTGTTCCGCCTGCGGCCATCTTGCCGGCTCCAAGGAATGTAACGACGCCTGGGACCGTGACATCGACCGAACCTACCGAGAGGGAACTATGAACGCCCGTGACATTCTGCTCTCCCGCAAGGAGGCGCTGCTGGACGACATCATCAGCGCGAAGAACCGCCAGGACGAGCTCCGCGCCCTCATCGTCGAGATGCAGACCTTCATTGCCGAGAAGCGCGAGCTGCTGCAGGCGACCCTGCGAGAGTTGCACGAGAACCAATAGGAACCACACAATGACCACCTTCAACCTTGTTACCGAGACGAACCTGAACCTTGGGACGGACTTCAACGGACTTCAACGGGCTTAAGGAGCTAATGGGCTACGCTCGCATCGTCAGCGACCGCCTGCGTGACCAATGGCTTCAGTCGAATAGAACCGACTACAGCATCTACAAGAACCCGGACTACATCTACGAGGGCCTCATCTGCTTCTCGATGATGTCGAACCAAGTCATCAAGAACCTTGAGCGATACACTCGCGTGGCGAACCTCCCGAAGGGGTCGCTTCTGGACATCTACAACGGCATCGGGCTGACCTCAGTTCTTGCCGCGAAGGCTGGCTTCATGCCGTCCGCCGTGAATGACAATATTCCTCAGGTGGAGTTCATGCAGAAGACGGCGAAGCGCCATCTTGGCTATGAGATACCAGTCTTCGGGAGCCTCACGGAGGTTCCAGCGCGGTCATTCGACTTCGTCATGTCACTTGAAGTTCTTGAGCACTTCACTGAGCCGCTGAAGCATCTTGATGAGACCCTCAGCAAGGTCAAGGGTCCGAACGGCATCTTCGTCGAGAGCACCGGCTTCGCCGACTGCAACCTGCCGGGGCACTTCGAGAGGTATTCCATCGACGGACAAGAAGTACTTCATCGGCAGGTATCCAAGCAGCTGAATGCCGCCCTAAGCAAGAACTTCTTCAAGGAGGCATCCTGCGTGAATAAGAAGCCACGCATCTGGCGAATGAAGGGAGAGCAGACGGAGACTACCCTATGGAGCTTCAAGAAGGACGGGACCAAGGGAACATTCCGGTGTCTGAACCGAGACATGGAACGACTTGGACTGGACCTCTGACTGCGATGATAGATGGGCCAATAGCTCACCGGCGAGAGCGGAGTCCTCATAAGGCTTCGGGCTGGGTTCGACACCCAGTTGGCCTACCAACGAGAGAAGCGAATGATACGACAGAACATCACCCTTGAGCAGTTCTACACGCCACAGACAACGGCGGACTGGGTCATTCAGACCATTCGGGACCAGCCCTGGTGGATAGACCTTGTGGAGTTCATCGAGCCCACCGCCGGCAAGGGCGTCTTCGTGAATGCCCTGAAGCCCTATGAGCACTACGCCACCGTGCATGCTGGCGACCTGGAGCCGAAGCATCCGGATGTTCAGCAGTGGGACGCGCTCACCGTCGATGTGCCGAAGTTGCTAATGCATCCGACGAAGGGTGTTCAGATACCACGGGACCATGTGTGCCTCATCGGGAACCCACCCTTCGGTCGTCAGTCGAAGCTCGCTCGTGAGATATGGGACCACTACGCCGAACATGTTGGCTATACCGCATTCATCGTGCCGCGCTCAATGGCCATTCCGAAGACCTACAGCAAGTCCCGCACCATTCCGAAGTGCCAGGACCTGCTCTTCACACTGAGCCTCCCAGAGGACAAGTTCGAGCTTCCGAACGGGAAGATGAAGGTCGTCAAGGGCACCGCGCTGCTCGTTACGCGTCATAAGGCGCTGAGGTTCGAATGAAGTTCTACGCCTACAGGCTCGAAGGCGGAGGCAGAGCGGCACTTCGTGCTCGCGGACTTGCTGCTCTGGTTCCTGAGACCAACCAACACCGGCTTCAGCGTCAAGAAGCCATCGACGGTGCCGACAGCCTGTACTCGCTCGTTGGCGAGGTTCTTCGCCCGGAGCTCATCAGCGAAGACGACATTCAGAGCACGCGGCAGTTCTCGCCTTCATTCTATCTGCACGCGCAGCTCATTCAGCGCCTGTGCAGTATTCGAGACGAGTGGTCGCGATGATAACCATCAACAGAACTTCAGGCGAGTGGTGCGTCGGCAGACAAGCAGGCCAGCACCTGCTCTTCACACTGAGCCTGCCCGAGGACAAGTTCGAGCTGCCAGACGGGAAGATGAAGGTCGTGAAGGGCTGCGCGCTGCTTGTGACGCGGCATCAGGCGCTGAGGTTCTGAATGCGAAGTCGTACTCCAGGTCCTGGGCTTGTTCCGTTCCGGCGCTCAATGCTGCACGGTGAGCCATTCCCGGCTCAGCCACCGAAGGACTGGGAGGCGAAGGCCCTGTGTCATTGGGTCCCAATGACACAGGTGCAGACCATTGAGCGCGAGCTTGACTGGCTCGCTCCCTGGGGCTCGATGCTCTGGAATGTGACGCTGCTTGACCGAATGCTCAAGAACCGCGAGTGGAGCCGATGAGGTATTATCAGAGACTTCAGCGTGCTCGGGAACTGCGTCGAAGCGCCTCTTCGTCGTCTGCTGACCGTTCGACAGGACTGGAGCCGCAGATGCTGATGCTCAGCGGTACTTCGACAGCCTCGAACCTGGGCTACACGCCGCTGAGCTCGTTCGTCGGTCTCTCTCTCAGCGAAGCCACAACGAAGCCCGTTGGCTTCCACAAGCGCGGACAGACCACATGCTACTGGGTTCTGAGCGATGCCGTGCGTTGGCTAACAGGCATCGAGTGGTGCGACACCTGGACCATTCAGCAGCGTGCGAAGCCACTGATGGAGCGCATGCTTCAGGTTCGGCACAACTGGAGCCGCCGATGAGACAGCTCAAGGCCTCTGAGGTTCGTCAGTTCCGTCTGAACCTGCTCGAGCGGCAGGGCGGTCGCTGCGCCCTCTGCGGCGAGCCCCTCGCACCAGCCCTCGCGTGTCTTGACCACAACCACGCTACAGGTCAGGTTCGTGGCGTTATTCATCGCGCCTGCAACAGCGTGCTCGGCAAGGTCGAGAACGGGCGCCGCTTCGGCAAGGACTTCGACATCCTCGCATTCGCCGCTGGTCTGCATCGATATCTCTGCGTGCAGCAGCCATATCCACTTCATCCATCGTTCGGAGCCAAGGTTCGCCGGAAGCGAATAGGTAAGATACGCTCGAACCTCGGTTCTTAGAATAACATACTTAACTTAGGTTCGGGAGGCGCTAATGACCTATCTTCAACCCCAAGAGCTGCTGGACGCCATCATCGAGGCGAAGTCGCTGAACTCTCTCACGCCGAGACTTGCGACGCATCTCGCATCCATCGCCGAGGGTCTCTCTCGTCATCGCTGGTATAACGGTTACTCGTTCCGGGAGGACCTTGTTGCCGAGGCTACCGCTCGCCTGTGCCGCATCTGGCATCAGTTCGACCCAGCTCGAAGTAGCAGCGCGTTCAGCTACTACACGCGAACCTGCCAGAATGTGTTCCAGGACTACATCAACCGAGAGCGCGAGCAGGCGGACATTCTTGATACCCTGCTGCTTGAGGCGAACCAGGAGCCCACGGCCGGCTTCGAGGAGCGTCAGGTTAGCAGCACCGGCTGGGCGAAGCGTCGCGCTCGTCTTGATGCCCTGCGGAAGAAGGACCTTCAGAAGCCACGGAGAACCGCCGAGACGGGCTCCCTGCCCTGGAAGCCCAACAGCCCTTCAGCATTCATTCACTGCGTTCCAGACGCGAACCCAGCGCATCTTGATGCCGCCTATGACGCCTGCAACGCGCTGAACATTACGCCCAAGGTCATAAGACTGCGCCTGAACAGCACCGTCATTCGCGAGGTTCCCTTCGACCTCACACGGCGCGTAATGCTTCCTACGCATAAGTAGAGAACTAGCACCTCGCTAGGCTCACTACTCTCCCAGGAGGAACTCTGGAATGAACTACCCAACGGACTTCGTGCAATACTACAACATTCAGACGGACGAGCTCGTCAGCGTTCCGGCTGTTCAGCGCGTTCAGGAGCTTGAGGCGCAGGTGCTGACCCTCTCGCGGCGCATCATTGACCTGCAGCGCGAGCTGCTGACCCTTCGCGAGGCGCAGTAATGGCAACGCCAGGACCAGACAAGAAGTTCTTCCCGCTGGACGAGATGCACATCTGGAAGCCATTGGTGTATCAGCTTGCGCGCTCTCGGAACACGATGGGCACCATCGCCGGCAAGTTCGGGTGCTCACACGGCACGCTGAAGGGTCGGCTTGATGTGATGACCATCATTCGTGAGGCTTGGGCGGACCACGACGAGGAGATAGTTGGACTTCTGCTCGCGCAGGCGCGCCTGAAGCCAGAGCCAGACGAGGACCCATCGGTTCAGTGCCTGAAGCTGAACCTGAAGGCGAAGGCCGTCGCGAAGCTGCACGACCACATTCACACGGATATTGAGCAACTCAAGGCAGCCTCGGAGCTGAAGCTGAATGTTCTCTCGGACGAGGACCTGAAGAACCGTGTCCGCAGCCTGGTGAGCAAGCTTGGAGACTAGATGGATACCCATTCTGGACCTGCTTGGCGCTCGAACTCGCGTCGAGGTTCCGGTGACGCTAACGCAGGAGAGCTTCGAGCGCCTGAACTTGCATCCATTCATTGGCACGCAAGTGCTGAAGCGCTACAAGAAGGTCAATGATGTTCGAGTGCTGGAGGCACGATGGCGCTGACGCCTGAGGAGCGCGCTGAGCTTCAGGACGCCCTCGCCGAGCTTGAGCACCGGCGAACAACGGGTGGCGTCTATACTCGGTTCTTCACCGAGGCTGACACGCGTGAGCGCTACAAGAAGCACTGGGAGTTCTTCGATGCTGGCGCCTCATTCTCGACGCGCCTCTTCACCGCGGGGAACCAGGTTGGGAAGTCCTTCGCCTGCGCCACGGAGCTCGTCTATCACCTGACCGGCGTGTATCCAGCTGACTGGCGTGGTCGGCGCTTCACCGAAGGCGCCATCAGCGTCTGGATAGTCGGCAAGAATTCTGAGCTCGTTCGACAGACCATTCAGCCGCTGCTGCTCGGCGAGGTTGGTCAGTTCGGAACTGGCTTCATTCCGCTGGACAAGCTGGACCTGGAGACGCTCGTTGATGCGAAGCGCGCCTCAACTCCCGTCAGCACCTTCCGAGTTCGACACATCACCGGCGGCTACAGCACCGTCTCGCTGAAGTCCGGCGAGCAGGGTCGAGAGGCATTCCAGGCGGCAACGCTGGACATTGTGTGGTGCGACGAGGAGATACCATTCGATGTCTTCAACGAGTGCCAGGTTCGCCTGATGGTCAAGAACGGCATTATGATGTATTCCTTCACGCCGCTGAAGGGACGAAGTGAGGTCATCAAGGTCTTCAGCGTCAATGGGAACTTCACCGAGGGCGATGTCGGCGCCGGCCGGTATGTCGTCCGGTGCTCAATGTATGATGCGCCGCACCAGTCAAGAGAGAACATCGAGAAGCTCATCGCCTCGACGCCGCCATTCCTACGAGATGCACGCGTTCATGGAATACCAGCCCTTGGCGCCGGCGCCATCTATCCCGTGCCAGAGAGTGAGTTCGTCATTGCGCCAATGCCTATTCCAGACCACTGGAAGCGCTGCTACGGAATGGACGTGGGCTCCAAGACCGCAGCCGTGTGGCTAGCCATTGACCCCGACAGCGACCTCATCTGGGCCTACGCCGAATACTTCAAGGAGCGCGAGGAGCCATCTATTCACACCACCGGCATCAAGGCCAAGGGCGAGTGGATACCAGGCGCTATTGACCCAGCATCTCGAGGTCGGTCGCAGATAGACGGACAGCAACTGATGCAGATGTATTCTGACCTCGGACTTCACCTCACGCCAGCCATCAACGCCGTCGAGGCGGGTCTCTACACCGTCTGGGAGCTGCTGAGCACCGGTCGCCTGAAGGTGTTCTCATCCTGCACCTACCTGCTGCAGGAGATGCGGAACTATCAGCGCGACGAGAAGGGCAAGGTCAAGAAGGTCGATGACCATTGCGTCGATGCGTGTAGGTATGCCATTATGACGCGCGACATCGCGAAGACGAAGCTTAGTTCGCTGCGCACTCGGGACCCGCATCGAGCAATGACCTCTGAGAAGTTGGCTTGGTAAGCGATAAGTAGCAGGACATTCTAAGGACGACAATGACATCAGAACTCATCAAGACGGCGCATCAGCGCTTCGCCCTCGCTCAGGAGGCTCGACAGGCATTCGTGGCGCAGGCGCAGGAGGACCTCGAGTTCTGCGCTGAGGACCAGTGGGACCCGCTTGCTCGGCAGGCGCGCGAGAGCAGCGGTCGTCCGTGCATGCAGGTCGATAGAATTAACCCGAGCATTCGGCAGATAGTCAATGAGAGCCGGCAGAACCGTCCCGCCATCGATGTTAAGCCCACCGGCTCTGGCGCATCCGAGGAGGTTGCGAAGGTCTTCGGTGGGCTCATTCGGCACATCGAGTATGACAGCGGCGCTGACATCGCCTATGATGTCGCCGAGGAATACGCCGTGAAGACCGGACTGGGCTACTATCGCCTAATGACGGACTACGAGGATGCGCTCACCTTCAACCAGCGCCTCGTCATTCGACCGGTCTATGACCCGCTGACCGTCTATACGGACCCGTTCCACAAGGAAGCCGATGGCTCCGACATGGAGTGGGGCTTCATTGCCGTCGATGTTCCAACGGACATCTTCGAGTATGACTACAAGGACAGCGCTCTTGTGAAGCAGGCTCGTGACGGCGGTTGGAGCTCCGTCACCTCGGAACCCGGTTGGGTCACGGCGAACAGCATTCGGGTTGCCGAATACTTCTTCAAGGAATACAAGTCCAAGAAGCTCTACCATCTGCAGAACAACCTCACCGGCCAGAAGACCGTCGAGGTTACCTCGGTTGCCATTGAGAAGGGCCTGAAGGATGGCACGCTCTCGAAGCTGGCTGAGCGAACCACGGACATCTGCTCGGTGCGCTGGGTGAAGATGGCTGGCGACGAGGTTCTCGAGGAGACCGAATGGCCGTCGAGGTTCATTCCCATCTTCCCGGTGAAGGGCGAGGAGTTCTGGGTCAATGGGAAGCGCTTCGTCTGCGGCGCCGTTCGTCGTGCTCGTGATGCTCAGCGCGCCCTGAACTACCTGCGAAGCGCTCAGATAGAGGCGGTAGATCTTGCGCCGAAGGCGCCATTCATTGGCGCTGCTGGTCAGTTCGACACCTTCGAGAATGACTGGCGTGATGCGAACCGCAAGAACCTTGCGTATCTCGAATACAACCCCGTCGATGTCGCTGGGAACCAGGTCAGCGCACCAGCTCGCTCATCCGTCGAGCCAGCCATTCAGGCCATCATTGCGACTGGGAATACGGCGTCCGATGACCTGAAGGCCATCTTCGGCATCTATGACGCATCCCTGGGCAACCAGGGCAATGAGACGAGCGGCGTCGCCATTCTTGCTCGCAAGGAGCAGTCCTCGAACAGCAACTTCCACTACTACGACAACCTCGTTCGGTCCATCAAGCATCTGGGTCGAGTGCTTGTCGAGGTCATTCCGAAGTTCTATGACGCCGAGCGCACCATTCGCATCGTGAAGCCCAACGGCGACCAGGAGCTGAAGGTCATCAATGACCTGATGCAAGAGAAGCCCATCGACTTCGGCGTCGGGAAGTATGATGTCGTTGTGAAGACTGGTCCAACCTATCAGACGAAGCGCCAGCAGATGGTCGAGCAGGGCACGGCTCTCATTCAGGCGTATCCGAATGCTGGTCCGCTCATTGCTGACCTGCTCGTCTCGGCGTCGGACTTCGAGGGTTCGCAGGAGATAGCCGCTCGGCTGCGCTCGCAGGTGCCCGCTGAGGTTCTGCAGGCAACCGGCGAGGATGATGGTGCTGACCCGAAGCAGAAGGCGCAGGCGCTGCAGCAGGCGCTCTCGCAGGCGAACAAGAACCTGCAGGCGCTGAATGCGCACGCAGCCGAGGTCGAGAAGGCCCTGAAGCTGAAGGAGGAGGAGCTGAACCTCACGAAGCTCGAGCACAAGACGGACCTCACGAAGGCCGAGATGGACTACAACCTGAAGGCGCAGGACCTTGCGCTGCAGGAGGCCATTGCCGAGCTCGAATGGACGACGAAGCAGCAGGCGTTCGACCTGCAGAAGCAGCAGCTTGAGCTTCAGGCCGCTCAGGCGGCGAGCAAGGTTATCACGGAGCAGCATCGTGCCGAGACCGAGCGCCTGAAGCACAGCGCCGAGATGAGCATTGCGACCATTAGCGCTGTGAAGCCGCTCCCAGAGGTTCAGGTCGGCTCTGATGCGGACCCTGACCTCGGCGGCAAGTTCGGAACCGGCAAGGAGCTCGACTGAGACATTGGAGTTCTGGACGATAAGTAACATCGTAAGGCACTGGTCCCTCTAGGCCAGGAACACAACATCGGAAGATGGACATGGAAGTTAGTGATAGTCCCGTTCTGGAGAATGTCCAGACAGCTGAGGCCCCAGCGGCCGTCGAACAAGAGCAGGCATCAGCCCCTGCCGAAGAAGCATCAAGTGACCAGGTAGATGCTAACGCCGAGGACGACGGTGAGAATGCTGGTGCTACAGAGACACCGAAGCGGAAGAATGGCTTCGAGCGTCGTGTTCAGAAGCTGAATGACCGCGCCCGTGAGGCGCAGCTTGAGGCGGAGTTCTGGAAGACGAAGGCGTTGGGCGCAACAAGCGCTACCGCTCCGACACAGACCTCAACCGAGAAGCCTAAGTTCAGCGACTTCAACGACATCGATGCCTATACGGACGCGGTGACAGACTGGAAGCTCGAGAGGAAGCTTCAAGAGTTCCAACAAGCGCAGCAGCAGCAGACGGTTCAGAAGACCTATGTTCAGCGCGAGGCGGAGTTCAAGAAGACGGCACTTGACTTCGATGAGGTGATGGATGACATCGCGCACATCAAGTTCCCGCCCATCGTGCTGAACGCTCTCTCGGAGAGCGACATCGGTCCTGCCGTTGCGTATGAGCTTGCTCGGAACAGCTCTGAGGCGGAGCGCATCAGTCGGCTCCCACCACTTCAGCAGGTCAAGGAACTTGGCAAGCTCGAAGAGAGACTGACGCGAGCGAGGACAACCTCGGTTGCGAAGACTGAGACGAAGGCGCCGCCTCCAATGAAGCCAGCAACTGGCAAGGGAGCGAAGGTGCTCGATATCTCGGACCCGAACATCAGCTTCGAGGACTTCAAGAGACTGCGCCAGGAGCAGCTCAGAGCCAAGAAGCGCTGACTATCACTGAACAGAAGGAGACATCACCATGTCCAATAGCTTGCTTACCATTAGCATGGTTACCAAGGAGAGCCTGCGGGTCCTCGTCGGTAACCTGAAGTTCGCCACCAATGTCAATAGGGGCTTCAACGACGAGTTCGCCATCAAGGGTGCGAAGATTGGGCAGACGCTCAACATTCGCAAGCCGGCGCGCTACACAGGTCGAACTGGACCCGTCATCTCGCTGGAGAACCAGACCGAGACCTACACGCCGCTGACGATGGACCAGCAATACGGCGTAGATCTCGCATTCACCTCCGCCGAGCAGACAATGTCGCTGGACCTGTATTCGGACCGTGTCATCAAGCCGGCAATGGCGAACATCGCGAACCGCATCGACGCCTATGTCGCCTCGCTCTCGACGAAGGTGTATAACCAGGTCGGCGCACCTGGCACGGCTCTCACGGGTGGTCCGACTGGCACGGCGCTGGCAACGGTGCTGAACTCAGGCGCGAAGCTTGACCAGTATCTGACGCCGCGCGATGGGACGCGCTCGTTCCTGATGGACCCGCTGACGCAGGCAACTCTGGCCTCGAACGGCCTGAACCTGTTCAACCCAGCAGGAACCATCTCCGAGCAGTATCGCACTGGCCAGCTGACCGAGGCGCTTGGCTTCGGGATGTATATGGACCAGAACATGCCTATCGCTCCGGCATCGACCTTCGCTGGCACTCCGCTGGTGAATGGTGCTGGTCAGACGGGTGCGACGCTGGTTACCGACGGCTGGGCATCTGGCGCATCGACCCTCAAGGCCGGTGCCGTCTTCACCATCGCTGGAGTGTATGCGGTTAATCCGCAGTCCAAGGCAACGCTGAGCCAGCTGCAGCAGTTCGTGGTTCTGAGCGATGTGTCGGACACGACGGGCGCAATGAGCATCAGCATCAGCCCGGCCATCGTGACCTCTGGAGCATTCCAGAATGTGAGCGCTGGACCTGCCGACAATGCTGCTCTGACGCTTGCCGCTGCTACCGGCGTCGCAACTCAACTCTCGCTCGCATTCCATCCGGATGCGTTCGTCTGCGGTTGGGCCGAGCTGGATGTTCCGGGTGGCGTCGATATGGCTGCTCGCGAGACTGACCCATCGACTGGCGTCAGCGTTCGTCTCATCCGTCAATACGATGTGGTGAATGACCGCTGGATTACCCGGTTCGATACGCTGTTCGGCGCGAACACGCTATATGAGCAGCTTGCGGCTCGTGTGGCCTGCTCCTAAGCAACTCTAGAGGGACTTCGGTCCCTCTTCACATCATCATTCTTCAAGGAGACATCCAATGGCTGCACCGAACATCGAGACAACCACAGAGCCGACCGTCGTTACTGGCGGAACCTTCGGCACCAAGATAGCGAACTCAACCACGGAAGTTCTTGGCTTCTATGGCGCGACTGGCGTAGCGAAGCAGACCGGCGTTGCCGTCTCTGCGGCTGCTATTCACGCCGCGCTTGTTGCGCTTGGCCTCATCGCCGCGTAACCAACTGGAGGGTGCCGTCGCCGCAAGGCGCTGAGTGGTGGTTCTCTCATTCCAGCACCCTCTCGGGGATGGCCAAGTCGTGAGACATCGCCATCCCCTATTCGTATTCGTGAGGTCCTATGTCAAGTCTTCGTGAGCTCCTTACCTCATCGCTGCGTCTCATCAATGTCGTTCAAGCGAATGAGAACCCATCAGCGGATGACCTTGAGGTTGCGAAGTCCGCATTCAACGCTATCGTGGATAGCTGGAGCACGGAGCATCTTGACATCTTCACGGTTCAACCATATCGGTTCCAGCTGACGCCCTACAAGCAGAACTACACGCTCGGTCCAGGCGGTGACTGGAGCATCGAGCGTCCAATGAACATTCAGCAGGCGTCCGTGATGCTGAACCCCGTCGTCATCGCACCAGCACCAGCACCGACCATCTCCTTCTCCTTCACGCCGACCACCGGTGCGGCGCCCCTGAATGTAACCTTCACGCCGAGCGACACCTCGTTCATCTCGTATGCGTGGGACTTCGGCGACGGCGGCACCTCGACGGACATCGCTCCGACGCACACTTACCTGACCGGCGGCACCTTCCACGCTTCGCTCACCGTCGTGACGCCCTCGGCAACCATCACCGCTTCGGGAGATGTTCTTGTGACGCACATTCCAGACATCACCTTCGAGCTGCGCACCACGCAGGCGTCGATACAATACTGGGCGCAGTATGCGGCCTTCCTGGATAGCTACCTGCTGACCTACTCCGAACTCGGCGGCGCCTTCGATACCTCCCAGGTCGCGACGAATGCATCGTTCGTGGATGCGCTGAACATCTACTTCAACCCACAGGGCACGCAGTCCGCCGTTGGCAGCATCACGGTTCCATCGGCGAACAATGCCTACATCGCCGAGGTTGTCGTCAAGAAGCCCGCCGATGGTCTGTTCTTCGTGGGCTGCGTTCCATCCGCCGGCGAGGATGTGAATGCGCCGTATGCGAATACAACGACCTCATACTGGCGCTCCGACGGCACCTCGAGAGACTACAACCTCGCGCCGACCTCGGGCGCGCCAACCTTCGCCGACGGCGATGTTCTCGGCGTTCTCATCAATGGCAATGGCGGCATCTACTTCCTGAAGAACGGCACGGCTGGCTTCAGTCCATCCGCAACCTCGCCGGAGCGCACGCTGAACGCTCGCATCGTCGTCGGCACCATTCCAGCGCCAGTCGTGCCGCACTACGACCACTGGGGCGAGGTCTCGTTCCGCAACGGGTATCTCGGCGAGGTTGGCGTGAGCGGCTTCATCGACGCAACCTTCCCGCTGGACACCGGCGCGCTCGTCGCACAGACCGCATCCATCAACACGATGGCTGCGAACCCGTATCTCATCAGCAACGGCACGGATGCGCACGGCACCTGGCTCGGCGTCGGGAGCACGAGCGGTCCTCTCCCGCCGCTGGCTGAGCCGCGTGCCGTGTATGACTTCACCTCGACGACGAACTCGGGTGACTTCACGACCTATGAGCCGCACTTCTTCTTCAGCGGACTTCCGGGTGACCACCTCTGGGTGACGGACTTCGCCGGCATCGACCCCGGTGGGTTGTGGGTGGCGACCATCGTCATTGGACCGTCGTTCGATGTTGGTGAGCAATACTATGTCGCCGGCGACCACGACGGCATCACGGTTGATAGCACCTTCATCAACGCGAACCGGCAACCGAACATCGGAGGACGCTGATGAGCGCGCTCTTCACCTTCACGCCGAACAACGCTCCGCCTGGGACGCCCGTTGTCTTCACGAACATCTCGACCAGCGGCACCGTGTTCAGTTGGGACTTCGGCGACGGGGTCACCGTGACCAGCGACATCGCTCCGGTTACGCACTCGTTCGCGAACCCCGGCGCATTCAGCGTCACGCTCTCCGACGGGGTCACCAGCACGACAGCAACCGTCACGGTGCCGGGTCTCTCGTTCAACTCGAGCACGCTCTGGATACCACTTGAGAGCCAGACGGATGCGCAGTGGTCATCTATCAGCGTCAAGGGCACGCCAGCCGTGTTCCCGCTGAAGTTCTACGACACGGGTGACTATCCGCTTCGAACCATCAAGGTCTGGCCTATTCCGTCGGCGGCGAATGGCGTCGAGCTCTGGCTGTGGCAGCCGCTCTCGAACTTCAACCTTGATGACCCCATCGCATTCCCACCTGGCTATGAGCGCGCTCTTCGGTTCGCGCTTGCCATCGAGCTCGCTCCTGAGTTCGGCAAGGACCTTCCACCGCAGGTTCCTATTGCCGCTCGGGCTGCGAAGGCCATTATCAAGCGCCTGAACTCAAGCCCACAGGTGATGGTCACCGATAGAGGCATTGCGACCGGACGAACAACGATGTTCAACTATCTTAAGGGAGATACGGTATGACGACAATGCGACAGCTCATCGTTGGCTCCCTCCGGCTCATTAATGTTGTTCAGGCGAATGAGAGCCCAACGGCTGATGACATGAATGTTAGCCTCTATGCGTTCAACACGCTGCTTGACAGCTGGAGCGCGGAGCGACTGGGCATCTTCACCATCAACCCATACTTCTTCCAGGTTCATGCGAACAAGCAGAACTACACGCTGGGCGCTGGTGGCGACTGGGATGTGGTGCGACCGATGCAGATACAGCAGGCGACGCTTACCTTCAACGCCGGGACGCCCGTCTCAGCTCGTGAGCTGAACTACAGTGCGACGATGATGGACTATCCGCTGGAGCTGCTGAACGACGCTCAATACGCCGGCATCGCCACGAAGGGCATCACCTCACCGTATCCGACGAAGCTCTACGACAACGGTGACTATCCGCTGCGAACCATCACTGTGTGGCCTATTCCATCCTCGACGCAGACCATCACGCTCTGGCTATGGCAGCCGCTCGTCACGAAGGACACGCTGGATGTTGATGTTAATCTCCCGAAGGGCTACGAGCGTGCCCTAAGGTTCGGACTTGCCGTCGAGCTCGCCGCCGAGTTCGGCAAGGACCTCACCGAGAGCATCGTTCGTGTTGCAACGGATGCGAAGGCGGTGCTGAAGCGACTGAATGCGGGACCACAGGTGATGGTGAATGACATCGCCCTGAGCCGGGCATCCGTCTCGGTCTATAACAACCTGCTGGCCGTCTCGACTGGGAGTTAAGAATGGCAGAGAAGAAGTCACGCATTCCGGGGTTCGTTGGTCCATCCTATGTCGCTCGAGCTGGCAGGTTCGACTGCCAGCGTCTGGTCAATATGTATCTCGAGATGGACCAACTTGGCGCCGGCAAGGGCAACGAGCCAGCCGTGATGATAAGCACGCCTGGACTTGAGCTGCTGCAGGCCGTCGGCACTGGACCCATTCGAGCCGTCTATACGCTCTCGAACCAGCAGCTGATGTATGTCGTGTCCGGCTCCGAGGTGTATCAGCTTGCCGCTGGCTCTGCCACTCCGGTTCATTGCTCTGGCACGCTCACAACGAGCACTGGTCCTGTCTCGGTCGCCGACAATGGTATCGACCTGCTGATGGTCGATGGACACAATGGTTACTCAATGACCATCGGCAGTACGGCGCTTGTGAAGGTTGTTAGCCCGAACTTCTATCCAGCGGATGTCGTCTCGTTCCAGGATGGCTTCTTCCTGCTGAACAGGAAGGGCACTCCTTACTTCTTCTGGAGCGACCTGTATGCGGTGACCTTCCCAGGCGAGAACCTTGCCGCGAAGAGTGGGAACAGCGACATTCTCATCGCCGCCTACTCGAACAACCGCGAGGTTCATCTATTCGGCGCGAATACGATGGAGACCTGGTGGCTCGATGGACAGAATGCTGTAACGCCATTCTCGCGTCAAGACGGCAAGAACTCGCAGTTCGGCTGCGCATCACCGCACAGCATTGCTCGAGTTGGCGAGACGCTTGTCTGGCTTGGCTCGAATGCACAGGGTGGTGGCGTGGTGTATCAACTTCAGGGTGGGTCACCCGTCAGAATAAGCACGCACGCCGTCGAGTTCGCCATTCAGGGCCTAACCAGCCTCGCGAATGCTGTCGGGTATGGCTACCAGCAGGAGGGGCACTTCTTCTATTGCCTGAACATTCCTGGCAGCAGCACAACCTGGTGCTATGACATCTCGACCGAGCAGTGGCACGAGCGGCAGACAACCGTGAAGGGTGTCATCGGCCGTCATCTTGGGCAGACGCACTGCGTGCTGAACGGTCAGCACATCATCGGCGACTACGCAAGCGCGAACATCTACGCCTACAACCTGGACTGCTACACGGACAATGGCGGAAGTCGCTACAAGATGCGCCAGACGCCGCACATCTCCGAGAGCCTGAAGCGCATCTTCTTCAAGCTCTTCGAGTTGGACTGCCAGTTCGGCGTCGGTCTCGTTGAGAATGGCCAGAACCCAGAGAATGATGTGGCTCCACGCGTGGTTCTTGAGATAAGCAATGATGGCGGTCAGACCTGGTCGAACCCTATCTACGCCTCGATGGGTCGAATGGGACAGTGGCGCTATCGAGCGCGCTGGTCACGACTTGGGTCGAGCAGGGACCGCGTGTTCCGCGTCTCCATCACGGACAATGTTAAGGTTCAGCTTCTGAGCGCGTTCATCGACGCCGAGGAAGGAATGGCCTAATAGGTCTCAGGGTTGATAAGTAGAAGGAACCACCGGAGAGCAACAATGAGCATCACCTATCAAGTCGAGCGCTGGAATGACATCGTAACCGAGTTCGAGCCCTTCGTCGAACCCCATTGGCAAGAGCTCGCGCTTGACCAGCGAGATGTGCCCGTCGCCATCGACTGGGCATCCTACGAGAAGTTCGATGATGCTGAGGAGCTTCATGTTGTCACGGTTCGGGATGACGAGACGCTCATTGGTTACCATATCTCGCTGGTGAAGCCAGGCCTGCACTACAAGACAACCCTGCACGCGTTCGTAGATCTCTACTACCTGAAGCCGGAATATCGCCACGACCGAACTGGTCTCGGAATGTTCCAGTTCGCCGAGATGGCTCTTCGGAACATCGGCGTCGTCAAGGTCATTCAGGGCTCGAAGCTGCATCTCTTCCACGACAAGCTCTTCATCGGACTTGACTACAGACCCTTCGAGGTGCTATTCTCGAAGGTCCTCATTCCTAAGGAGGATACTCAATGAAGTTCCACAAGACATCCTTCGACCTTGATGAAGGGCTTCTTGGCGACAAGTTCTGCAATGCCGCAACCGCCGCAATGGCAGCCGTTGGCGCCATCAGCGCAAGTCAGCAGGCTGATGCGGCATCATCGGCGGCAGCCGGACAGGCGAATGCGGCTCGGAATGCCAGCGACAACTCGCTGAAGGCCACTCGTGAGACGAATGCGCTGAACTGGCAGCTCTATCAGAGCCAGCTTGCCCAGCAGTCGCCATACACGCAGGAAGGTCAGCAGGCGCTGGCCGCGCTCGGCAAGGGCTTCGGCTTCGCTCCATCGACCGCCGTCGCTCCGCCTGGCTCACCGCAGGCACTGACCTCGCTTGGCGGAGTTGTCTCGCCAACGAACCCAACTGGTGCCGGCACCTTCACGAATGCCGCTGGGCAGCTTGTGGATGCGCAGGGGAATGAGGTTGCTCGTCCATATGCCGCCGAGAACTACAACGCCACGCAGGGACAGCTTGATGCCGCCGCTGGAACCGTGGGTGCCGGCGAGTTCAACAAGCGCTTCAGCCCGAGCGACCTCACGACGGACCCATCATACCAGTGGCGACTTGAGCAGGGCCTGAAGGCGCTGCAGAACAGCGCTGCCGCTCGTGGGAAGCTCCTCACTGGACAGGGCGCGAATGCCATCACGGACTACGCTCAGGGTGCCGCCTCGCAGGAGTATCAGAACGCCTATGACCGGTTCAATGCGAACCAGGACAGGTCCGTTGGACGCCTTATGTCGCTAGCTGGCATCGGCCAGAATGCCACGAACCAGACGACGGCGGCAACTGGGAACACGGCAAGCAACATCACCTCGAACACTCAAGCCGGCGTGAATGCGGCGAACAACTTCAACACACAGGCTGCGAATGCGAATGCCGCTGGCACCATCGGGTCCGCGAATGCCTGGGCTGGTGCGCTGAACAACGGCGCGAACAACTGGCTCAGTCTGCAGTATCTGAACAACCTGCCGAAGAAGCCATAAGGAGCACGGAATGCCTATCGACACAAGTTGGCTTGGAACGATGAAGTTCCAGCAGCCGGACTTCGCTGGGAGCATCGAGAAGGGAATGAACCTTCGCGCGCTCTCAATGAAGCCGGAGCTCATTCAGGCGCAGATAGAGGCAAGCAAGGCGAGCACGGAGGCTACGAAGGCCGGAACGCCTGGCATTGCGGCGAAGAGCGCGCAGGACCAATACGCAGCTGATGCGCTGAAGTTCCAGCGTGAGAACACTGATAAGTGGATGGATGCGGACCCGAAGAACCCAGAGGGTCCTGGTGTTCTGAACATTGATAAGTTCGTTCGAGAGCATGCGAAGGCAGGCTTCTTGGATGTGGCACAGGGCGCCGCAGCCAAGGACATTGCGAACAAGGCTGGTGTTATCAAGAATGCTGGTGAGGCGCGCACTACTCTCGAGGCAGCTCGAGCGCATCTGACGAACATTACTCAGAACATCAGTGACCCAGTCGCTGCCAAGGCTCTCTGGGATAAGGGGCGCGACTATGTGAATTCGCTTATCCCTGGCGCCGCTGAGCAGCTCGGCGACTACAACCCAACGGTTGCTAAGGGCGTTCTTGCCGCGACGATGACGCCGCTGGAGCAGGCGAACCTGAAGCTCAGCCAGGGTAACCTTGAGGTCGCACGCGGACAGCTCAAGAACGCCACTGAGGCAACGCGCCAAGCAGGTGAGGCATCCGGAACCGGCCCATCCTATAGTGACCCGAACTCACCGGTAAGCAATGCCACTCGGAACATTCTTCGGTCAGCCGGTATCAGCGTGCCTGATGGGCTTAGCCACTCAGCAATGATGAAGGAGCCACAGTGGAAGGCCATCGTCGAGGGCGGCGTCGTCACTCCTGAGGTCAAGGCGGCAGCTATCACGAAGAGTGCTGAACACGAGAACCGCGCTAAGGCGTATGACAACATTAGCGCCATCGCGCAGCGACTGATGAGCCGTGGCCTGATGCAGCCAAGCAACAAGGTTAGCTCATTCATCACCGACAACAAGAACCGACTAAGCAATGATCCGGACTTCTTGGCTCTTCAGGCGGCGACCTCACAGGTGCCGGACCTGGACTGGCAGGGTAAGGATGGCAAGGGCCTTAGCGCGCAGGCGAAGCAGCTTGCTGATACGCAGCGTGAATTCGCGAAGACACAGCTGGGTCTCTCGCAGATGAAGACCTTCGGTGGCGCACCAGCCGCAGAGCCAGCACCAGCACCTGCTGCAGTGAAGCCAGCGCCAGCGCCAGCCGCAGCATCAGGGAAGATGGACATCAAGGGCGAGCGTGCTAAGGCGAACAGTGCCATTGCTCGTGGCGCTGATGTAGGCAAGGTTCGTGAGCACTTCAAGAAGGCAACAGGACAGGAGCTCTAAGATGGCTTCGAACAACCCATACGACGCCTACATTCCAGCAAGCGCGAACCCATACGACGCCTACATTCCGGATGCCGTTGGTGGAGGGCGCGGAGGTCAAGGCGGGCCAACCGCCAAGCAGAGCAACTCGATGTATAACGCGCAGAAGCAGGCGCAGGATGCTGCTGACCAGAAGAGGCGCGAGGACAACATTGACCTGATGGACAACATCGCGGCTGGCGTTCGTGGGTTCGCGAATGCGGCAACCTTCGGGCAGGCCACGAAGCTCGGCGCGGCTATTCGGGCTCCGTTCCAGCCTGGGAACTTCGCGGACAACTACATCGAGAATGTTCTCTCTGAGGACGAAGCGAACAAGAATGCGTCGAACAGGTATCCACTTGCCTACATCGGTGGCAATATCGTTGGAGGCGCCGCCGCTGGTGGGCCACTGGCAAGCGCTGCCACCTCTATTCCGCGTGGTCTCGCCATCGGTGCAGGTATGGGTGGCGTCATTGGGGGTGGCCAGGTTGCGCTTACACCGGAGGAGCAGCGAAGCAAGATGCTCGAAGGCGCTCTCATTGATGCACCACTAACCGCTATTGGGCCTGTGGCTCGGGCTATTGCGCCGAAGGAGACGGACTGGCTTGCCACCGCTCTAGAACAACTTGCTCGGGCTCGAACTGGTGAGGCGACGAAGAAGCTGCGTCAGGTCTATGAGATACCGGGTCAGAGAACAGCGGTTCAGGACCTCAAGGATATGGCCATCGAGGATGCGCAGGCCATTCGCTCTGGGGCACCAGCGCCAGGGGCAACGCAGGCACTGAGCGAGCACTTCAAGAAGCCAAGTCTGCTTCCATCAGCTGGCGCCGTCGTCAAGGATGTGCTGAATGCGACGCCGGCAATGCTAACCGGCAATGCTCATCCGCTTGCTGCCGCAGTGGCTCGACCGACAATGGCTGTTGCTCGCAGTGCGGCGGCTCGAATGCTTGCGCCGGTGGCACCTTATGTTACTCCGGGTGCTGGCGCAGCTGGCATAGATGCGCTTGGTGAGCCGGACCAGCTAGGCGGCCCGTTGGCTGATGTCAGGGCTTATGCGAGAGCGCGTCTGCGGCAAGGGCGTGGTTCAGGCGACTAAGATGGCGTTCGCGCAGCTTGCGAAGTCTGCGCTCGCACTCCTCGTCTGAGAGCAGCAGCTGCCGCTCGGCGAGATATTGCACCTTCACTGGTGCCTCGTCCTCGTTCTTATCCTTGACGAAGAACATGATACTCTTGCCGATGAGCCAGACCGGAGTGCCGAACTTCACGAAGAACAGCCAGACGGCGAACCAGAAGCCAAGGATGAGAAGGATGATGTGCAGCACTGTGTTCTCCAGGTTATAGGTATAATACTCTACTTATCAACCTAGGTGTTCAGATACAAGTGTAATAGTTCGACTAGGTTACAGGTTGCCTGCTGAACACGATACATAGTAAGATGAGCAAGGAACCACAACCGCGAGACAACGATGACCCAGTTCTACACCTACATCTGGACGGACCCGAAGACGAATACCCCCATCTATGTCGGCAAGGGCAAGGAAGACCGTGCTATCTCTCATCTGAAGGCGAAGAGCCGGTTGGGGAGCACCCTTCGGAAGCGTCTCCGAGAAGGATATGCTGTTGAGCCTCGTATCGTTCTAGCCACAGATGAAGATGATGCGTTCGAGATGGAGACCTGCCTTATCGCCCTCATCGGGCGTGAAGACCTTGGGCAAGGGACGCTATTCAACTTGACGCCTGGTGGTGAAGGATGTCTCTATGTTCGTTCAGTCGAGACAAGGCGTAAGAATAGTGAAGGCTCGAAGCGGGCTTGTGCCCGTGAAGAGGTGAAGGTGAAGAGGGCAATAGCTCGAGGGTCAGCTGAATACAAGACTAAGCTGAGGGAGAGCCAAGCTAAGGCGAATGCGCGTGAAGAAGTGAAGGCGAAGCGCCGAGCGTCTGCTTCTCGGGCCAATAACGCCCCAGGAGCAAGAGAGCGGATGAGCAAGTCTGTGACAGTGGCCCTATCTAAGCCTGAGATAAGGCGTCAGATGAGCGATACAGCGAGACGCAATATGAACAAGCCGGGTGCGCGAGAGGCAGTAAGTATTGCGACCGCTGCAGGAATTGCTAGACGGCCTCTTCTTACTTGCCCACATTGCCAGAAGTCAAGCAAGGGTGGTAACTTCAAGTCGTGGCACTTCGATAACTGCAAGTATAAGGAGACCGTATGACCCTCATTCAATGCGCAACGCCGCTGATGTCATTCTTCAACCAGATGGGGAACCTTGCCTCAGGAGCGAAGCTGTTCGTGTATGAAGGCGGCAGCTTCAGCGTGAAGGCGACGACCTATTCGTCCAATGACGGTCCGCCGAACCCGCAGCCATTGGTTCTTGACAGTTCTGGTCGGCTTCCGAATGCCATCTGGGCAAGCACTCCAGTGAATATTGTTCTTACGGCCCCAGACGGCGTCACAGTGTGGGCCCAAGTTGAGGTCGCCTGAAGTAAGTAGAACAGGGAGCGAACAATGAGCGTATCTATCTCACCTCTGATGAATGGTGTTCAGGTCTTCGACAATGATGGGAAGCCGGCATCAGGTGCGCTTCTCTTCACCTATGATGGCGGCTCATTCTCTATCGAGAAGCCTACCTATTCATCTTCGACTGGGGCAACTCCGAACAGCAACCCCGTTGTGATGGACAGCTCTGGCCGCATCACAACGGACCTGTGGCTTCTGAACGGTGAATACTACAACTTCGTGGTTACTCTCGCAGATACCACAACGGTCCTCTTCGCCGTTGATGGCGTCATCGGCGTGGCGGCATCGACCACAACTGGCGGACCAAGCAACCTCATCTGGAATGCGGCACCAGCGGCGCCGACCTATCTCTCACCAAGCATCTTCCTGCTTGATGGCGACCAGACGACGAACTTCACCGTTGGGAACCGAGCTCGACTGACCATCGACGCTGGCTTCATCTATGGCACGGTAACGGCGGTCTCGTTCTCGAACCCAACCACGCAGGTCACGCTGGAGCTTGATGGAACAGCCATCGACGGCTCCCTCTCAGCTGCCGAGTGGAGCATCGCCATCACAAGTGGCCGCATTGTTGATGCGGGCGCCGTGGATTACTCAAGCACTCTTCCGTATGGAACGAGCGGCACCGTGGGGAACAAGCTAAGACTTCTCGAGACGGCTGATGCGACGACGAATACCTACATTGACCGCACGCAGACCGTGCAGGTCACGACGGGCACAAGCACCGCCTACATTCTGACGCCAGCACCTGCCTCAGTTCTGAGCACGAACCAGACCTGGGTTGTGAAGTTCCACATTGCGAATGGACTTGCGCCGACGCTGAACATCTCTGGGACTGGTGCGAAGTCCCTGTTCCAGTATTCGAGCTCTGGTTCCAAGGTGGCACCAGTCATCACCACCGGAATGGTCAGCGAGGTCATCTACGATGGGACGGACTTCGTTCTTCTGAATGCGCTTCCGGCGCCGGCGGCAAGTGCCACGCCACGTGGTGGGCAGGTCTTCACCTCGAATGGCTCCTGGACAGTTCCGGTTGGCGTGTCATTCGCGAAGGTCACCTGCGTCGGTGGCGGTGGCGGTGGCAGTGCTGGCTACGCCACCTTCGGTCCGGACCCGCATCCGCACGATGGCGTATCCGGTGGATGTGGCGCAATGTCCTTCACCTATCTCGCCGTCACGGCTGGGAATACATACACGGTGACTATCGGCGCCGGTGGGCTTGGTGGTCCAACGCCATCTATTCCAGCGCAGGACGGCGGTCAGACCTCGTTCGGCATCACGGCTGCCTATGCTGGTGGCGGTGGGCATGGCGTGGGTCAGGTTGATGGCGGTGGAACGCCTGGCGCGAACTCCTCGGTTGGAACGGGCTTCGTTCTCATTGGAACTCCATACACGACCGGCTACGGTGGTCCTGGCTCTGGTGGGCACACGACAACCTCATCCTATGGCGTCGGCGGGCAGGGTCAGGCTGGCCTCTGCATCGTAGAATACTAAGGCAACGAATGGCACTCTCACTCATTCCGCTCAATAGAGACCTCACGAACAAGGACAACAAGGTCCAGCAGGCCTGGGCGTTCTGGTTCCAGGGCATCGCGAATGCAGTGAAGACGGTTCAAGCTGGTCCTGATGCGGACAGACCAGCCCCAACGGCGGGTGTGCTCTACTTCGCCACGGATACCGGCGTCATCTACTTCTCCGACGGAACAACCTGGCACACCTTCAATGTCAGCAGCACCGAGGGCGGCGTTCTAACCGGCGATGTTACGAAGCCAGCGGACACCTCTGAGACGACGCTGAAGACGGTGTTCCTCAGTCCAGGCACCTACGGCGGTCCATCGCTGACGCCGACGCTCACGGTGGATAACGCCGGTCGAGTGACGGACCTCTCATTCAACCCCATCACGACAACGCCGACGGCGGCTGGCTCATCGGGCCAACTTCAGTGGAACAACGCTGGCGTCACCAGCGGCACGGCGCTCATCACCTACAACCCGGTCACCGGTGGGTTCGTGTTCAGCGACCCAACCCCGACGCGAGAGGCGCTGAGCCCGCTGACGACCAAGGGCGATGTATTCGTTCGGGATGACGCTGGCAGCACTCGACTGCCGGTGGGTGCGGATGGACAGGTGCTGACGGCGAGCTCGACGGAGACGACTGGACTGACCTGGGCGACGGTTGCTGACAAGATGATGCCGTTCGTGGTTCCGGTTGGTGAGACCTTCACGGTGGCGGCGAACAAGCAGGGGTTGTTCAGTGAGAGCATCGAGGTCAGCGGTGACCTGGTTGTGGATGGACATCTGGTGGATGTTACCGGCGGGGTTCGCTCATTCGATGGGCGCACTGGTGATGTAATACTTGTCTCAGCCGATGTGACGACCGCGCTTGGGTTCATTCCTATTCCACGCCCAGAGCCGGTGGTGCCAACATCCATCATTCGGTATAACTCATCTGGACTACAACTCGAGGGCGCTGCGAATACCTCCTCGTATCAGGTCACACCATCAGGCGCGAACCTTCGGCTTGGTGACAGCAGTGGGCTCATCTATGCTGGTGACTTCTCCACCTATGAGCTCTATAACGGCGGTCTAACTGTTCGCAGCGACTACAACGGAGCGAACTTCCTTGGGTCCATCACCTCGCAGAGCTCGCTCGAGCTCGTGGCTGGCACAACCTCGCTGAAGCTGAGTGCTGATGGCTCCTGGAGCATTGATGGCTCCTCAGGGACCGCCGGACAGGTTCTGACCTCGGGTGGCGTCGGTGCTGCGGTCAGTTGGACCTCACCGACCACTGGCACCGTGACCTCCGTCGCAGCGAGTGGCTCCGAGGGCGTGACCATCAGCGGCAGTCCCATCACCTCCTCTGGAACCATCGCCATCGGGCTCGGTGACATCACGCCAACCTCGGTTGCGGCAAGTGGCACGGTGACTGGCAGTAACCTCTCCGGCACGAACAGTGGTGACCAGACCTTCAGCGGCACGAACCACATCAGCACCTCAGGCACAAGCAGCGTCACCATCACCTCCGACGGCACCTCGGCGAACACGGTCAGCACTCTCGTCGCTCGTGACGCATTCGGGAACTTCGTGGCGACGAAGCCAACCGTGGATGCGCTGGACCTGAACACCGGCGGCGCTCAGGCGGATGCGGTCGGTCGTCTCAAGTGGAGCAGCACCTACGGGACGCCTGAGGTCGGGCTGGTCGGTGGCAATGTGACGCTGCAGCTCGGGCAGGAGACGGTGGCGCTATGCTACAACCGCACGGGCTCGACCATCCTGAACGGGCAGGTCGTCTATGTTCTTGGGGCGCACGCCGATGACCTCGAGGTTGGACTGGCAAGCAACACCAGTCACGCCACCTCGCACGGCACGCTGGGAATGGCAACCGAGGACATCAACAACAACTCGCAGGGGTTCGTGACGGTGCTCGGGTTGGTGCATGGGTTGGACACGCACTCGTTCGCCGAGGGCGACACGCTGTATCTCGGGACGAGCGGCGCCGTGACGAACATCGCTCCGACCTCGCCGACGCACCGGGTCATCGTGGGCATCGTCGTTCGCAGTCATCCGGTCAATGGCATCATCTGGTGTAACCCGGCGCCCGGACTGGACCTCACGGACCTGGACGATGTGTATGTGCCATCGCCGACCTCGGGACAGGTTCTCTCGTGGAATTCCACGAACTCGCGCTGGCAGGCGGTGACGCCGACGACTGGGACGGTGACCTCGGTGGCTGCCACTGGTTCAGGTGGCGTCACCGTCTCTGGGTCACCCATCACCACGAGTGGCACTCTTGCCATCGGTCTCAGTGCGGTGCCGAATGCTTCACTGGCGAACTCATCCATCACGGTGGGTTCGACGAACATCGCTCTGGGCGCCACGGCGACCTCGCTGGCTGGACTGACTGGCGTCACAGCGACGACCTTCACGGGTGCGCTCAGTGGGAATGCGACCACGGCAACCACGGCGACGAACCTTGCTGGTGGTGCGGCTGGCTCGCATCCGTATCAGACGGGCTCAGGCACCACGGCGATGCTCGCCGCCGGGACCTCCTCGCAGGTTCTCGTCAGTGGTGCCACTCCTGCCTGGACGAACACGCCGACGCTGACCGGCACGAACTTCACGGGCATTCCGAACGGAGCGCTGACGAACAGCAGCATCACCATCGGGACCACCAGCACCTCGCTCGGTGGCACCAGCACCGCTCTCGCTGGACTGACGAACCTGACGCTATCCTCTGGCATCCTAACTCTTCCAGTGGGAACCGTCAGCAACCCGTCGCTCATCTTCAGTGGGTCCGCATCAACGGGGCTGTGGTCGCCTGGGACTGGCATCGTGAGCATTGCCACCTCTGGGCAGGAGCGCGTTCGTGTTGGCAGCACTGGGCTCATCGGCATCGGTGCCGTTGTTCCAACGACCATCGGCACGGCGGTGTTCCAGCAGGCGAACACGGTGCTCTCGGTTCAGAAGACGGCGGGTGCCGAGACCGCCATCACGACGGCGCAGTTGGTTACGAAGAACCCAGTTGCGCAGTTCATCGGCGTATCAGCGGATAACGAGAACAACCCAGGTCTGGTCAGCATCATCACGCCCGGCATCGGCAGCACCTCGCAGCGCGGCTCCGGACTGAACTTCGTCGGCACCCGTGCCACCACGGCGCAACTTCAGGCGGGCACCTTCAACCCAGTCATCTCGGGCGACAACCTCGGCACCATCTACTTCGGCGGGGACAACTCAGCATCTCTGCGGACCTACGGCGCGAACATCGCCGCTTCGGCGAACAGCACCTGGTCCGCCACGAACTCCGAGGGTCTCCTCGCATTCGGCGTCACGGCGCTGAACAACACCTCTCCGACCGAGCGCTTCCGCATCTCCTCGACCGGCGCATTCGGCATCAACGGCACGAACTACGGCACCACGGGTCAAGTCATCATCTCGAACTCGAGTACGGGTGCGCCGACCTGGTCCTCGACGCCGACGCTCACTGGGACGAACTTCAGCGGCATTCCGAACTCGGCGCTCACGAACTCATCCCTCACCATTGGGACGACGACCATCGCCCTGGGTGGCACCAGCACCACGCTCGGTGGTCTCGCCGGCGTGACGCTCACCTCAGGGGTCGTGACGCTGCCATCGGGCGCCGTCGGCACGCCGTCGCTGACCATCAGCGGCAGCACCTCGACTGGGTTGTGGTCCTCGGCGGCGAACACGCTGAACGCATCAGCGAACGGTGCTGAGGTGTGGCGCATCTCCTCAACCGGACACAACATCATCGGAGCGGTAACTGGGACGGCGGACCTGCTGAAGCAGGAGGTCTATAGCACTCGTTACACCGCCGGCAACTTCAGCTCGGTTGTTGGGGTGTTCAGCACGGATACATTCAATGCGAATGTGGGCGGTGGCATTCAACTCGGCGGTCAATACACGACGAATGCCTACACGGGCTTCGCCGAGCTTGTTGGTCTCAAGGAGGATGCGACTGGTGGCACCTACGGTGGTGCGCTCTCCATCAAGACGCGCGTCAATGGCGGGAATGCCACCGAGCGCGTTCGTATCACCTCCATCGGGCAGGTGGGCTTCGGGGTGGTCCCGGCGGCATCCGTCTCGTTCCAACTCTCGCGTGGGATGACGGGGAATGCGACCTCCTACGGGACCTATCAGAACCCAGTCATTGCCAGCGATGTGCTGACGAACGCCATCGTCAATAGAACGCTTCCCTCGACGGCGGCAGCGGCATTCGTCTGTACGAACCTGTATCACTATATGGCGTCGCTGAACACCATCGGGGCAGGGTCATCCATCACAACACAGCGCGCGTTCTATGCTGATGCCTCCATCACGGGCGCCGGCACGAACCAGGGGTTCTACGCTGATATTCCGTCTGGTGCTGGGAACTGGAACTTCTACGCGAACAGCACGGCGCTGAACCGGTTCAATGGGAATGTGGGCATCGGGAACACGCCGACGACGCAGCTCGATGTTGATGGTCAGAGCAGCACCTCGACGGTGACGGTGCGCTCGTCATCCTTCACGGCGAACAAGACCCAACTGTCCCTTGATGTGACAGGTAGCCGCTCCGTTCTGGCATCAAGCAGCATCTATCCGCTGGCATTCGATGTTAATGCGACGGAGATGATGCGCATCTCCTCGACCAAGGATGTTCTGCTGACCGGTGGCGGCAACCTCATCCTCCCGAAGACGCAGGGCAATGGTATCCAGGTCGATACGGCGGCGCCGACCTTCCCGTGGGGCGACATCATCGGGCAGATAGTCAGTCGGGGCACCGGACCTACGGACC